TGGGCTTATTGAATTCTACTTTCTTTGTTGACCTTTAAAATTAAATTAATAATGATCGATTTTCAATCAAGTAAAAAGCATCTTCATTACCAATTACTTCATTCTCATGAGAATGTTAATTCTGAAGATGATAATGAATTGTTTGAATATTATAAAGATTTGATAAAAATGAGACATAATTTCCTCCATTATTTAAGTCTTGATTGTCTTGGTAAAGCATGGGAAGAGGAAAGAAGTATTAGGGAAATATTCAATCTGGATGATGATAATCATATGTTGAGTAGAACACCAGATATTTATTTAAAATATGAAGACCAAAATATTTTTATAGATGTTTCATTATCTTATAATCTCCATCAAACTGAAAAAAATAAATCAGATAAATACATGATTGTTTTGAACTATATCAAAAGAGAATATAACATAAATTCACAATTTATTCATATAAATGTAAGATCAACTTTAGATAATTTGGAAAGAGAAATAAATAAATTAAATGATTACATGGTTAAAGAATTTGATTATAAATATTTAAATAACATTGTTTCAATTGTGGAAGACAAGAGAGAATGGATATCAAGAAGAATAAATAAGAAATTTTTCAGAGAATCCAAAGAAAGAGAATATGGTGATTATGAAAATTATGATGATTTAGGTAGATATGATGATCTTGATCTAGAAGATAATGTTTTCATTAATTTTAATAAAAATTTTGATCAAATTAATAAAATTGAAGAAACAGTTAAAAATTTTGATTATGATAATTTCTATGATGGCTTGAAAACCTCACTTGATGATGAAAATAGTGATCTTTTTGTTAAATACAAGGATAATGAATTAACAGAAGAACAGTTCGATTCAGCTAAAGAATTTATTAGAAATGATAACAATATGAATAGAAAACAGAGAAATCCGAAACCTACACATCATTTTTTATGCCCTGAACCAGAAAATTTTGATGAATTTCCCCATATAAGAGGTGCAAATTCTGAGCAAAAAATGATAAGTCAATTTTTTCAGTATATTGAAAATTTGGAGGATGACAAAAAAAATAAAAATATTGATAAGCCATGGTTTGAGTTTATACTTGAGTTGAGTAAAATTTATAATAATGTTTTTAAAGGTAAAAACGCTGTTGTAAATAAAGATATATTTAATAATGGTTTCTATGATTATTGTAATATTAACACGAAAGAACAATATAATGTTGAAAGAGCAAAAACTGAAGTTTATCATCTTAGAAATAATAAGGATAAATATGATATGAAATTATATAGAAAAAAAATACGTGACGTTTTAAATATGAGAAACGATAATGTTAAAGAAATTGTAGATGATATTTCAAAGGTAAGTAAATATGGTGATTATAAAATAAACAGGTCTTATAGAGATTATCTTCTAGATAATAATTACTTATCCAATATTAGTGAGAATGCTTATCCAATAAAACAAAAGGCATTATATATTCAAAGATCAAAAGTTACTAATAATTTCCACTCAATATGGGCAAAAACCGGTATTGGTGCTTTCAAACATAAACCTGATATTGATGTGTGGGATGTTAGAGACACTATTGATATGGATAATTCTAAATATACACAAAAAATGATTGATAACTTATCTGTTAGTGAAGAATGTTTGTTTAAAGATAGAGATTTTTATAATGGTGTTTATTCTGAAGATTCTTATTCATTCTTAGAAATGAAAAATGAAATGAAAAATCAGTATATGGGTACATATGATTTCCTAAGGAACACTAGGTGTTATCATTATTTAAAAACTAGTCACTATATATGTCAACAATTGTTACATCATTCATTAATGAATTTGAAACCATATTCTTTTTCCTTTTTTAATTGTGGTATACCAAACATGGTTTGTGTTGTTGCAGGATGTTACAATTTAAAAACCTCTGAAAGTGGTAAACCTTTTATTTTTATTGTCATAACAAAGAATCCCAATTATTACACTCCCTTTTTTGGTAATGTAAAAAAATATCCATTAGAAAACAATTATTATCTAATAATATCAAATTGGAGAAGATTACCAACTTTCAAATTAACATTTATGAGAGATTCTTATTATAGTGTCTTATCAAGCACAATGAATAGTATTATGAGTTTATCTAGCAGAGATTCTTTTATGCAGATTAAGAAATATTATAATATATTTTCAACAAGAACAATAATATCATTGTGTTCAAATCAAAAAATATCTGAATTATTAATGGATAATAGATATGCTTATATGTCTGCTTTTTCTTTATATACAAATATAGACAAATTATTAATAGATAAGTTTGGACCACCATATAAATGTTCAGCAGAAGTTTGGATTGTTGAAAGATTATTTGATCGTTTACCATATATTCATAATTCTTTAAGAGAAGGGTTTAAGTTTTCAAAGCCTGAGTATTATATGGGTCAAAGATCAAAACAATCACTTGGTGGATTAGTGTCAATACCATCATTATGGGGTGATTATTTATTGAGTGATATTCAAGAAGTTATGGATGAAGCTTTTATTTATGTTCATACAATAAAAGAACCATCAAATATTTTTTTTGAGAATGTTCAAGCAATAAAAACAATATTGTCTTTTCAAGAAAATTATAATAATTTAAAAAATATGTATAAAGAAGGTACAATGTTAAATTTTAAGGATATAAAAGAATATCTGTTATTTGATAACCAAATTGGGTTTTCATCAGCAATTATTTATAAGTCTGTGATAGAAACAATAGAAAAGGAAAAACCAGATTTTGTTAAATACATAAGTGATATAAATAGTGAACCATTGTCTGAACTTATTAGCACAAAAGCAGTTATAAGTGATTTGGAAAGAGAGATTGTCCAAGAAGATCAAAAATTAAGTAATAGGCAAATTGAGAAATATTTTGAAAAAGTAATAAAGTACAAGTACGGGTCTGAAGATAAAATACCAAAAGAAGAAAAAGAAGAAATAATGAATCATAAAAGTCATTTCTTAAAAACAAATAGTAATTATTACAGTGAAAGGAAAACAAGACAAAGAGTTTTTGAAACGATATTAGATATTGTTGAATCAAAACCAAATTTAGATAGAACTGTTTTAGTTGCCAATGATTTTATAAAAAATGATCATGGTAAAGTTATTGCTGATATTTGTATTAAATCACAATATGGGTCAAAAAGAGAATTTTATGTAATCAATATGGGTGCTAAAGCCTTGGCTAGATGTACAGAAAATTTTTTCAAAAAAATATCTGAAAACTCACCAAATGAAGCAATATCAATACCTGGAGATCGAAAAACTATAGAAATGCAGAAAATGATTGATAGAGCATATATGAATTTCCCATTTGAAGATGATTCTGAGATGTGTTTTGTAAATGGGGATTGCACAAAATGGTCAGCTGCTGAGACAATGGGTTCTTTTTTAAGCATGGTTTATGCACTAAAAAATAGCATATCAAAGAATATGTATAATTTATTATTAGCAACTTTTAATGCTTGGAGTAATAAAGAAATTCAAATACCAATGGATGTGTATAATAAAGTTGTAGCACCACTTGATGATAATAATATTAAATTACATGACCATAATTTGGTAGAAAATGGTAAAATTAAAAGCACACAAAATTTTCTCCAAGGTATGTTTAATTATTCTTCATCTTACAAGGCTGTTTGTTGTACAAATTTTACAATAAGTACATGGAAAAAATTATATCCAGATAGTAATTTACATGTAGAACATATGGAACACTCAGATGATTATGTATTGGTTATTATTTATCATAACAAAAAAGAATTGGAGAAATTTAGAGTATTACATAAAATTATGATGAGATTACATGGTTATAATGATAGTGAAAGAAAAACAAGTTGTCAATATATATTTATGGAATTTGTATCACAAATGTCTTTCAATGGTATTATGATTTACCC